CTTTCTCGCATCCCGCAGTCGAATGTGTCGGCCAGCGCGAAGGCGTCGGCGACAGCGGCGGCACAGAAGATGTTGAAGTCATCGAGTAGGAGCGACATGGACACACCACCCCGCGACGACCTCGTCCGCACGACGAGCACGTTCGAGTTGAAGAGGTCGGAGGGTAGTGACATGCCGATCCTCTCAGGAACCGCAGCGGTCTTCGGAGAATGGACAGAGATCCGGTCCAACTACGAAGGACACTTCTTCGAGCGGTTCATGCCCGGATCGTTCAAGAAGACGATCTCCGAGAACCGCAGCAAGATCCGTTGCCTCTTCCATCACGGGCAGGATCCCTCGATCGGGTTCAAGCCGCTCGGCCCGATTACCAGACTCGCTGAGGAGAACGGCGGACTCAGATATGACGTCCAACTCCTCGACACCGACTACAACCGCCAGTTGATCCCTGGTCTCGAGGCTGGGCTCTACGGGAGTAGCTTCCGGTTCGGCGTCGTCCAGAAGAACGATGTCCGCACTCCAGAGAGGTCGGCGTGGAATCCGAAGAGGATTCTGCAACGGACGATCACGGACGCATATCTGCGCGAACTCGGCCCGACGCCGCTCCCGGCTTACGCGGGGACGAGTGCCGGCGTCAGGAGCCTCACTGACGAGTTCGTGCTCGCACGGTTCCCGACAGAGGAACTGCTCCGCCGCCTACTCGGCACGGAGCAGCCGACACGAGCCGACATCGAATCGGTGTCGCTGCTCACCCAGATGTACCAGCTCGGCCAGGCGTTCATCTCGGTCGAGGACGACCCTGACGACGCGCCCGACATCGCAGCCATGAACACGATTCTCAACTCTCTCGGTGATCTCATCTCAACCGAGGCGAAAGAAGACGAGCAGGACGAACCTGCCGACGCAGACGAGATGATGAACAGCGCCGAAAGCGCTGTGACCGCACCCTCCAGCGACGCCGTCCTGACGGGCACGTCCGAACTATGGAGAGCCGCAGACAAGGACGAGAAGACCCCACTCTGGGGTCTCGATCGGGACGAAGAGGAGGTGGCGCCAACATGGCGTCTGTAAGCCAGCTTCGGGAGAGGAACGAAGAAATCCGTTCCTCCTTGAAGGACATCGAAGTCGAGAACGCCGGAGAGGCGTTCGACGACGAGACCCGTTCACGGTGGAACGGCTTGAACGAGGAGTTGGTCGGCAACGACAAACTCATCGAAGAGCTGGAAGCCCGCCGCGCACGGATCGTGGAACTGGAAGGCAACGACCACAACACCGAGGTCGAGCCGACCAGAGGCCCGCAGTTCAACACGCGGCGCCAGTCGGTCGTCCCTGACGACCCGACAGCACTCGAGGAGTACCGCGCTCGTTCCAGCTCGCTCGATGAGTTGGAGCAGGGCTACCGTGACGGTGCCCTCAAGATCATCGACGAGCGGTACAGGCACGCCGTCCCCGGCATCAACCGCGAGGACGCACAGGCCGACGCCGAGAGGCTCGTCAACATGGACCAGGAGGTCGCACTCCGGTTCATCACGACCAGCAACAAGAAGTACAGCAAGGAATTCGAGACCTACGTCCGCACGCAGGGCATGGTCGTCGGACAGGAGATGCAGCGCACCGCGTCGCTGACGACGACGGCCGGCGGGTTCGCCGTCCCCGTCGAACTCGACACGACGCTGCTCCTCACCAACGCCGGTGTCGTCAACCCGATCCGCGGCCTCGCCCGGACAAGGACGACGAACGTCAACACCGTCGAGTTCATCAACACGGCAGGAGCCACCGCCATGTTCACCGCGGAGGCGCAGGAGGCCGGAGACGACGCACCGGTCCTCGCACAGCCGACCGTGAACATCGAGAAGGCGATGGCGTTCGTGCCGATGTCCATCGAGATCGCGGAGGACTGGGCGGGAATCCAGCAGGACATGGCGATGGTGTTCGCCGACGCCAAGAACACGTTGGAGTCCCAGAAGTTCCTCACCGGCCTTGGTCACACGGCGCATGAGCCGCAGGGTCTGATCGCCGCCGGCGGTGCCACGGCAGTCACGTCGACCGCAACGACCGCCGTGTTCGCGGTGGCCGACCTGTTCTCCCTCGACAACGCTCTCAGCCCGAGGTATAGGCCGAACGCGAGCATCGTCGGCAACAGGGCCACGTTCCAGAAGGTGCGTCAGTTCGCATCCAACGGCGTGAACATCTGGGTCCAGTTGCAGGGCGACCTGCCGCCGGAGCTGATCGGATACCCGGCCTATGAGTGGTCAAGCATGAGCGGGGCAGTCACGACGTCGAACTCGACGATCCTGATCATGGGCGACTTCAACTACTTCGCCATCGTCGACAGGGTCGGCATGAACATTGAGTTCATCCCGCACCTGTTCGGCTCGATCAACCGCTACCCGACCGGGCAGCGTGGACTGTTCATGTACTGGCGGACAAGCTCACAGGTCCTTTCACCGGTCCTGTCGGCGAACTCGGCCTTCCAGTCGCTCAAGGTGCTCTAGGAAACCAACGAGCGGATCGTGAGGGGTCGGCGCGGTCCCGGCACCGGCCCCTCAACCCACCGGGATAAGGAGACACACAAATGCCTAGGAAAAGAAAGACCGGAAAGGCGTACCTCGCCAACCAGTCATTCGTCGTGAACCTCGACGCGAACGGTCGCGTCATGACGGACGCATCAGGGATCGACAAGAGTTTCCACGAGGGACGCACTCGCGCCTATGAGGGCGATCCGATCGTCGAATGGGCGCCCGACTGGTTCGACGAGCTCGAGGACGTCGACATGGCTCAGTCATACGAATGAGCGATACCAACGGGACACCCAAGCGCAAGATCCTCTGGCACTCGGTATGTCCGTGGGTTCCGACCGGGTACGGTCAGCAGACAGCCCTGTTCGCGCCACGGATCGCTGCCCTCGACAACGTCGACCTCGCCATCTCGTCCGGGTTCGGCCTCAACGGCGGCCCGATCAAATGGGGCGGAGGCATCCACATCTACGCCGGCGAAGACTGGAACCGGACAGCCCTCCAATGGGCAGTCCACCACGGCCACGGTGAACCCTGCACCATGATCACCCTGTTCGACGTCTGGCCGCTCGAGGTTGAGACCTTCCGGGCCATCGACCAGCAGGGACGTCTCGCATGCTGGTGCCCGGTCGACCACAACCCTGCTGTCCCGGCCGTCGTGAACTTCCTCAAAGAGACGGGGGCAGTCCCGATCGCCATGTCACGGTTCGGCGAGAGGGCGTTACGAGACGCAGGACTTGATCCTCTCTATGTTCCGCATGGAGTGGACACGACCATGTTTATGCCGCGCGACCGGACAGAAATGCGGCAGCTCCTCAACTTCCCAGAGGACGCCTTCATCGTTGGCATGGTCGCGAACAACCAGGGCCAGTCGCCGGCGCGCAAGGCTTTCAGCGAAGCGTTCCTCGCATTCTCGATCTTCCAGGAATCGCACCCGAACGCGATCCTCTACCTCCACACAGAGATGAGCGGCTTCCGCAATGGCTTGAATCTGTACCGGATGCTCGAACGGTTCGACGTGAACGACCAGCAGGTTCGCTTCACGGAACAGGTGAATCTTGAGCACGTCTTCCCGCCCGGAGCCCTGAGCGGGCTCTACAACTCGTTCGATGTGCTCCTCAACCCGTCATACGGTGAGGGGTTCGGTATCCCGATCATCGAGGCGCAGGCTTGTGGGACGCCGGTGATCGTGACGGACTGGACCTCGATGCCGGAACTTTGCGGAGCCGGTTGGAAGGTTAGCGGTGTCCCGTGGGATCATCCGATGGCCGAGTCGTTCTGGATGAAGCCTGACGTGGACGAGATCGTGTACGCGCTCGAGAAGGCATATGGCAATCGAGACAACGATCAGTTGCGTATGCAGGCTCGCGCGTTCGCGATGAACTACGACGTAGACGAAGTGATGACGTATTGGGTGCGCGCGCTAGACGCGATACATGCGCCGCGGGAGGTAAAGCCGATTGGCCCGAACAGGGCAATGCGGCGAGCGAAGGAGAAGGTGAAAGCCTGATGAGCAAGGAAATCTGGCTTCCGATCACGGAGACGAAGGTAACTGTCGTAGACGGCACGGTGAAGACATGGGATGAGATGAAGATGACGCCTCACTC